TTATGAAATCCACTAGATACGACTTGAAATCGATATCTAATAGAACCTTTCCAATACTCAAAAGGAAAAGTAGCAAACGCAATTGCTGGCATAAACATAGGTGTATTCCCAATAGAACCAAGTTGGTTTATTACGCAAGGATCCACCACAATGTTAAATATCAACTGTTCAGTTGAAAGAGCAGTACCCCATGTGAATGTAGTTAGTAAAGACTCTCGCATTGCTATAGAAGCAACTGTTAATTCATCGTTAGCATCAATAGCCGCTACACGCGGATCAATTGATAATTCGTTACAAGAATCAACAGTAAGTTTTAGGATATTTTCTCGTCCATCACAAACAGCCATTGATTGGCGTGATATAGGTTGTAAAGGACAAATATCCGAATGAACCGGTTTGGAATAACCAAATAAAGCTGCCATAGTTGCTATAGCATTAGCTCCAATCTCTGTTGCAGTTGCAAACGCTGAGATATATGGAACTTGTTTAAACAGCGAAGCTGTTTTCGCAACAATTGAAGCAGGTTTAGAAATAATTCCCGATTCTTCCATACCCTGTGGAACAATATCCGTAGGGTTGGTTTGAGTAAGTCCAGTAAGATGAACATCCTCTAAATGTGCAAATATGGAGAGAGTTACAAAACCATCAGCTCCATTTGCATGTTTGAGCTCCACTGGAGCATCAATATCTAACTTTCCCATTTGTTTCCAATCTTGTGCTGGAATATCCAGCATATTCAACGGTGTGAAGAAAGGTAAAACCATTTCTCCTCCTTGTGATAAAGTTGGGTTAAGATAGATATGTGGCCTCTGAGAGGCCAAGACCATGTATGATATATTTCCTAATACATACTGATCTATAGTATCAAAAGCTAAAAGCGGTCTATAGGAGATTAATAACCTTCCATAATAGAAACTATTTCCATTGAGAACGAACTTCAAATGAAGATTTGCTTTCATTAGCTTAAAATTTGATATACGGTTAATAACACGTGTATCAGAGAAATACAGATTCCATGGATCTAAAGTAGTTCCAAGAAAAGTACCTCCCAATGTCCAATCAATATTTGCAATCTTAATTGGTCTCTTAAAGAAATTATCAAGAGAGATAGACGAATCGTCTAATCTTGTACGTAGTGGATCATTTACCACACCACGTGTATCCATATATCCTCCAATTGCATCATTGAAATGAACATTTTGCTCAGCTTCATCCTTTGGAGCTGGCATACCACTAGGAACTTCAGAAGAAACTTCTCCTTGTGGTGTATATTTACTCCAGTCTACTTGCTGACTGCCTACAAATAAATACCATAGTTGTGCAAGATCCAACTGCAAGAGAAGTCCTTCTCCAACAGTTATTGTCATTTTGGAAGATGATGACGAACTTTTATTAAAATTTAAATTAGATTTAGTTTTAGTAATACAATTTATTTACAATCCCACTTAGGTGCATTAGTCAGGTGGGCGGCGTGTTTAGTTTGAGTGGCTAACTCTCCTCTAAATAGAGGTAGAACATGGGAGTTCTGCCTTATATGCAAAGCGTTATATAAAATATTTAAACAAACAAATAATACAACATATACGTAACCATATACATACAAACCGTTTAAACTTAATGTGCGATGGTTTTCGCACAGAGGGATACGTTTTACGTCTGTCCAGGACTGGGTTCATAAACCTCCTTCCAATGTGCCACACGTTCATCGAACGTTGTAGTCAAGATTGGGATAGGAAGGTCTACACGCTCACACACAGTACGCATTTGAGCTAAGCGCATATCATAATGTTCTCGCCCATAGGCAAACCATTCATGTAATGCTGTTTCAATACAACTAGCAGCTACTTCACGAGGAGTAGCAGTTGTAGATTTAAG